AACAGCTACACAAGATAATATGTTCATACGTTGGTCAGATCAAGAATCAACTAATGATTGGACACCGACTGCTACAAATACAGCAGGCTCATTTAGATTAACAGATGGTAACCAAATACAAACAGCAGTAAGATCAAGAGGCGCTGTTATGATATGGACAGACACAGCGTTATATGCGATGCAATTTATTGGTGCACCTTTAACATTTGGTTTTAAACAAATTGGTTCTAACTGTGGGGCCGTAGGTATTAACGCGGCTGTCGATGTATCTGGTAACTCATACTGGATGAGTAATGATTCTTTCTTTGTGTATGATGGAGCTGTTAAAAAATTACCTTGCACAGTGCAAGACTTTGTATTTGATGATATTAATAAAAATGCACAACAAGATGTATATTGCGCGGCTAACTCAAACTACAATGAAGTTATGTGGTTTTATGCATCAGCTAACTCTGATCAAATAGATAGAATGGTAACTTACAATTACGCAGAAAATCTTTGGTATGTAGGAACGCTTGCTAGAACATCTTGGTCTGATTATGGTGTTTATCCTGTGCCTTATGCTACACAATTTAAATCTACAGATACTACTGCAACTATATCAACAATCACAGGACTTAAAGCTGGTAGAACATTTGTATTTTTACACGAAACAGGAACAGAAGATGATGGCTCTGCTATGGCAAACCATATTGAATCTGGTGATATAGATATCGCTGACGGTGATAATTTTATGTCTGTATCAAGGTTTATACCAGACTTTAAAAACTTAACAGGCACAGCAGACGTCACATTAAAAACCAGACCCTACCCATCTGGTAATCAAACAAGTCATGGATCATTTGATGTAACGACGTCAACAACAAAAGTTAATACACGTATACGTGGTAGACAAGTCGCTGTTAGAATTAGCAGTGACGCTGTTGGTGATAAGTGGCGATACGGAACAATGCGTTTGGATATTAGACCAGACGGGATGAGAGGTAGTTAGTGGTACAAGAATTTATAGAAAATTTTTTATATCAAAATTCACCACAGCCAAAAGGATTTTACGGTCAGTTTCCCATGTCTGAAGGAATTAAATCAGAATTAGGTTTATCAAAAAAATTTCCTTACGAAGGTTTTAGCACTAAATATCAAGGTCCAGATAAAACAGGTTTGACCGATTATGCAAAAAAAGGATTAAGAAGTATTTTTAGTAATGTTCCCGAAACTGGTATAGGTGGAGGAACAGCAGGGCAAAGAATAATATATGAAAATTTAATAAACAATCCTATTCTTAGAAATATTTTTAATATGGGTGGAAGAGCTTTACAATTTGGATCAAAAGCACTTGGACCTTTTAGTTTGCTTGTGCCTAGTAACGAACAAGACGTTGGAGAAATGACCCCAGAAATAATAGAGCAAGAAGTTAGAGCGCGAAACGCGGCCAGAGCACAAGAATCAAGAAACCAAAGCAAAGACGACTATACAGGCGGTGGTGACACTGTTACTATAGGAAAAGGCGGAGGAGAAACTAAAGTTGTAGATCCTAGAAGTAGAGAAGCAATGTATGCCGCTCCCGCAAAAACACCTGATAGGGGACCGCTTAGCAGATTTAACACTGGTGGTTTAGCTGAATTAGAAGGTGATACTAGACAATTATTTCCCGTTGAAGGAGGAGGTGGTTTAACAAGAAGAGGACCTTTTTTTGGCAATGCAAATCTTAATCCTCCTCTTGGTATAGCATCTGTTGGTGGTCAATTACCTCCTTTAACATCTATTATTAGTGGACCTATAATTAACAGACCAATGCCAATGCCAATGCCTTTTCCCGGACCAAGATTACCAGAGATGCCAGACTACTCTAGTCAGTTCGAACAAATAGGTGAACAGTTAGGTGGCTTTGGTAAACAGTTAGATGCACTTGGTAGTTTTAATGAACAAGTAGGCGGGATAGGTAAACAGTTTGAATCAGTCAATAATAAATTAGATAGCTTAGAAAAAGGTTTAGGTAGTCTTGGTAATCAAATAGCAAGCTTTGAAAATATGCAAAAAGCACAACCACAAGAAGTAATGCAACCTCGACGACCGTCTATTAATCCATTTGGTTTGGCTAATTTATTTATGAACATGAGGAGATTTTAATGGCTAAGATATCAACACCACGTTTACCAGAAGCAACAGAAGAATACAGCAGAGAACAATTATCTCAACTTATACAGACACTTGACCAAGTAATCTTTATTTTGAATAACACATACATACCAGAAAAATTACGTGAAGATGATGAGCGTATTAGTTTCTTTTTGTCATAATGCCTAACGTCTATACTAATCACAAAGCAAAGTTAGCCAACACTAACCTAACAACTATTTATACTGTGCCGACAGCGAAGACAGCTATTGTAAAATCTATACGTGTTGCTAATGAAGACACAAGTAATGATTGTAATATTACGGTGACATTAGTTGATACAAGCGATGTCATATACATGTTAGAAAAAGACAGAACAATACAAGCAAAGAGATCACAAGAACTTCTTGCGACCGGTAATATGGCGCAAGATTCTGCCGATAGTTCGGTAGCAGGACCAACGCCTTTGATAGCCAAAGAATCTGAGATTATCAAGGCTCAAGCTGAAAACGCAAATGACTTGAGTATAATCATAAGTGTGTTAGAAATATCTGACGTATAGGAGAAAATATGAGAACTGTAAGAAAACGAGACGGAAGTAGACCTGTAGCTATGATGAAAAAAGGTGGCAAGGCAAAGAAAAAAGTAAAGAATGCTAAGCTAGCCGCTATGTATGGTGATCCTAATAAAATAACAAGAGGTGACATTATCACTGCCGCTAAAAGAAAAGCGATGAAAAAACCAAAGAGAAGAGCGTAATGCGTAAAGGTTTATATGCTAACATACACGCTAAAAGAAAGCGTGGTGGCAAGATGCGTAAGAAAGGCGCTAAAGGTGCACCGACTGCCGCAAACTTTAGAAGAGCGGCACAAACAGCGAGGAAAAAATAATGACTAAATTATGTCCAAGAGGTAAAGCCGCGGCTAAACGAAAGTTTAAAGTTTATCCAAGTGCTTATGCAAATGCATACGCTTCTAAAATCTGTGCTGGTAAGATCAAAGATCCTAGCGGTGTAAAAAGAAAAGATTTTAAGGGGCCTAAAAAAGCTATGGGTGGTATGATTGATTTTAATAAAATATCACAAGAGCGTAAAAAAGTATCGAAGTTTAACAAAGGTGGCATAGCAAGAGCTTGTGGTGCTATCATGGAAAACAAACGTAAAGTAACACAGTATACATAATGTCCGGTCATAAAGGTTTAGCAAAATGGTTTAAGCAGGACTGGGTTGATATTGGTTCTAAGAAAAAAGGTGGAGGCTTTGCCAAGTGTGGTAGGTCAAAACAAAAGAAAGATGCCAAAAGAAAATACCCTAAGTGTGTGCCACGAGCTAAAGCTATGAGAATGACTGAAAGTCAAAGACGATCTGCTGTATCAAGAAAACGATCAAAAGCACAGGGCGTTGGTGGTAAGCCAACTAATGTGAGAACATTTGCAAAGAGGAAGAAAAGTGCCACTAAACGAAAAGGGTAAAAAGATTATGAAGTCTATGAAGAAGACTTATGGCAAAGATGCCAAGGCTGTCTTCTACGCTTCTAAAAACAAAGGAGTAATTAAGGGTGTCGAAAAAAAGAAAAGATCCACTAAAGGGAACAGGAAAAAAACCAAAAGGTAGTGGCAGGCGACTCTATACTGATGAGAATCCGCGTGATACTGTGCCTATCAAGTTTGCTACTCCTGCTGACGCTAGGAGAACGGTGGCAAAGGTTAAAAAGATTAATAAACCCTTCGCAAGAAAAATACAAATCTTGACGGTGGTGGAACAAAGAGCAAAGGTTGCTGGTAAGACACAACAAGCGGCAATAGCTAAACGAGGTAAAGAAGCAATTAGGAAACAACATGGCAAGAAAAAGAGATAAACAACCGCCAAAGACAAAGAAATACTTTAGACCTACTAAGGCAGGTGCAGGTATGACAGCCGCTGGTGTTGCTAAATATCGTAGAGATAACCCCGGCTCAAAGCTCAAGACTGCTGTAACAGGTAAAGTGAAACCCGGATCAAAGGCCGCTAAACGACGTAAATCATTCTGTGCACGTAGTGCAGGACAGATGAAGAAGTTTCCAAAGGCCGCTAAAGATCCTAATTCTAGACTAAGACAGGCTAGAAGACGATGGAAGTGTTAAAATATATTGCAA